AACCATACCAAACCAAACCGAACCAACCATACCAACCAACCATCCTCAACCATACCAAACCAAACCGAACCAACCATACCAACCAACCATCCTCAACCATACCAAACCAAACCGAACCAAATAACACATACTATATATTCAATTAGTGTATGTTTGAGGCTGTTTGAGGCTGTTTTAAGCGACTTTTGCAGCTTTGCACCCCCCACCCCCCCCCACCGGTACACAAGCACCCTCTACCCTACACCTCGATTTTTTATTTTTTTATTTTTATACTTGACCACACGTTTACCACACATCCTACACCTTAAAAATTTTTATTTTAAAAATATATTCTTGTCATGCTATATACGTCTCAAAATTTTTTTATTTTAATTTTACGTCATTGTGTTTACCGGCATATGTTTTCTGTTTTGATTTCATTTTATTTGTCATATATAGCTATACACTACATCTCAAATTTTATTTTTTCAAAAACATGAGGCTACTTATATATGCTTACATCTTGATTTTTTATTTTCTGTTGTATAGCCAGTGTGTACTTTGTCGCGAAGGTATTTGTGTATTTGTATTTGTTTCTGTTTATACGATGTCCGTATGGAAGTTTGGTGTTTGTAGGTTGGCTGGGTGTCCGTAGGTTAGAGTTTCCGGATGGTAGGAGTTTTTGTGAGCTTATGTGTTGTGCATTTACTGGTTGGAGCTTACAAAGACGAGTACTGTCCGGAAAGGATGGACTTCTACACATTGATAGATAGGCTTTATTTTGTTTCTAAGCGATTTAATTGTTTTGGATGGTAGTTTGGTAGTCCGATTGGTTTTGGAAAGCTTACAGCGTTTTATTTGGCTTTGTGTACGTATGCGTGTGTGAGGAGGGGGTGGTTTGGTTTCGAGATAGAGAGCTTTTTCTTGATAATATAACTTGTTATATTATTTCTTTATATTATATATATAGTATGTGGTTCTATAAATATCTATAGGGGGATAATATAGGGTAATGATAAGTATAGGATACAGATAGTCTAATAGGGGAAAAGAAGGGGGATAAGACCCTTATTTTGGGAGCTTATTTTATGGGTTTGATAAAAATTGGCAAGATTTTGTGGATTTTATTTGGTTGGTATGATATTTATGTGTACTTTTGTGCGTTCATTTGAATGGTATTTTATTTCTTGTTATAATCGTTAGTTGGAGGGGATAGCGGATGTTTATAAAGCTCATATTACGTATTGTTATCTTTTCGTCCGCTCCCTCCTTCTTATATAAAAAATTATATGTATTATGAAGAATGTTAGATTTAGGCATGAGTTTGGTCGGCGTAGATTTGTTCCGGTTGAGAATGATGATCCGGCGTTGTATGAGTCCAGAGTAGACATGGCGTATTTACAGGCGCGGTGTTATATGGGAAAGTATTCCAAGCAGATTATCGCGAAGTTTTGTGAGTATGTAAAGAAGCAGAGTGAGGGTCATGCTTTGGTGACGTTTGTTTATGACTCTCGTGGTGATAATGGTGTGATGGCGCATATTGGTTTTATGTCGTACAAAGGCGATACGATGAAGGAGATGCGTTCGTTTATTAAGAAGATTGCTCAGAGGTCTGACTCTTTCTTTGTGAATGCTTCTCGCATAAGTGTCAGCAATTATAAAGGCGAGGCTTTATATTCGGAGTTTGGTTTGATTGGTGAGGATGAGTGGCAGAAGATGCAGGAGATTTATGTTAAAGAGCATACGACACCGCTCTAAATTATGTTTTACGGCATTAAAATGGTGGTAAAATAAATATTTTTCAAAAAAAGTGCGTAAAATATTTGGTCGTATAAAAAAGTTGGTATAAATTTGCAACGTCCAAGCGAGGACGGAGTGATTTATGATGATTTGCTTCTCATTAGATTTATGAGTTTTGTTGAAATGCGGTTGTGTCATGGTGTATAAAGCATTGTCTGCTGGAAGAGTGCAGAAGGAAAGCGCAAAAAATGTGTAGAGGACGTGTAAAACTGGATTACGAGGGTATCTACGGAGCCGGGTAGTTTTCTTCCGCATTTTCACAGGCTCTTATCACTCTAAAAAGATTTATTGGGACATTTCACATCGAAGAAAAATAGGATAGATGATTTTCTTTTACCGATAACCCACTAAGTGTTGATTACATTTGATGTTGTTTTAGGATGTAGTAGGTATTCATATCTTTATTTTTAAAGATGGGGGTGGTAGTGATACTACCCCTACCTACTCCTAAGAATGGTATAAGGGAATTTTTCAGATATATTTTTGGTAATGTTGGCTGGTTGGCAGTGTCGCGTGGGCGGAGCGTCTTGATTGATGTCTCTTTTCTGCGTCAAGGAGGGTTCGAGTCCCATCATTACCACCTTATTGTTGTTGTGGTTCGCGTTGCCATTGTAATATTCGGCGTAGGTGCATAGGAGGCACGCCGGACTTGTAATCCGGAAGTGTAGGTTCGAGTCCTTCACGTTGTTTATTAACGCGGTTCACGTTTTTTCGCTCGCGGCGAAAAGTGACGATTGTGTACAGGAAGCACGCCGGGCGTTAGGAGTCCGGAGGTACAAGTTCGAGTCTTGTTCGTCACCCATAAGATAGCATTGAAATTTGTTCATGGTTATAGGATTTAAGGTTAAACATTAGATGGTATGTAGTGGTACGTGAGTATAGCTACATTTTGTATGTTTAGGGAGTGTAGCAAAGTAGTCAAATGCGGCAGACTGTAAATCTGCTCCTTTTATAGGTTCATAGGTGCAAATCCTTTCACTCCCACTTGTTCGATGTGAATCCCATATAGAAATGTTTCGCCGGAAGTTTCTTACAAACGGTTTCTTTCGGCACATGGTGTAGTAGAATAACGGAAGTTCGTGTTCGGTTAGACGATGCAATGTGATGGTTCGATTCCATCCTACGCCGCTAAGTTTATTATGGTTTTTAAGTTTCATGTTCGGTACCCTTCACCTATGCCGAACGAGTTGAAGTTAGTAATGCGTTAGTATTATTTGGTTATATATAGACGTTCCCGATTCAAGATGTGTGAAGGCTCTTGTTTCGGGAATTGTCTTATGTTTTAAATTGGAAGAATATGAGCGATTTTTTAAAAGAGCTATTGTTTGGCGATGAGAAACGTAGTATGATGTTCTTGTGTGCGTTGTTGTTTGACGTTATAACGATTGGTTATCTGTTATGATGAAGTTACGTGTGTTTACCGCTTTTTCCGGGTATGATAGTCAGTGTATGGCTCTGGATCGGTTGAAAGAAGCACATCCGGAGTTTAACTATGAGCTTATCGGATGGAGCGAGATTGATAAGTATGCCATAGATGCGCACAATGCCGTATATCCTAAGTGGAGTGATAAAAACTTTGGCGACATATCCAAGATAGACTGGACGCAAGTTGGTGATTTTGAGTTATTTACTTACAGTTTCCCATGTTTTGTTGCTGGTACTCTTATACATACCACCAGAGGATACATTCCTATTGAGGAAGTTGTAATAGGAGATTCTGTTTTGGCGCACGATAATGAGTATCACAAGGTGCTTGAGGTAGGTAGCCGAGAGAATGCGCCTATTATAAAAGTTCGTGGTATGTGCTTTGACGAAATTCTCTGCACACCTAACCATCCATTTTATGTGCGTAGGCGTTATAGGTATGGGCATCTCGGAGAGAGACGTTTTACGCCTGCGGAGTGGTGCGCAGCGAAGGATTTAACAAGAGATCATTTTGTTGGGTACGCTGTTAATCAGAAGTCGGAGTTTCCCAAATGGGAGTGGCGGCAGGATTTTGATAAACGGTGGAATAATCCGCAGCCATGCAAACTGACACCATTATTTACCAATAAATCGTTTTGGTATTTGATGGGTAGATATGTTGGTGACGGTTGGAAGAAAACAAGCCGCACAGGTAACGGAATTGTAATTTGTTGTTCTGCTCGAAACGAGGAGTCTCTCATTGCGGCAATAATTGATTGTGGATGGCATTGTACTATTTCTCGCGAACGTACTGTTACGAAGGTGATTATCTGCATGAACGAGTTGAATATTTTTGTTGAAAGGTATGGATATTATGCTGGCGGCAAACAAATAGATGAAGAGACCTTAAATCTCCCCGTTGAGTTTCTTGAATCCTTTGTTAATGGCTATGTGGATTCTGACGGATGTTTCGACAGGTCTGAATACAGGGCTACAACCATCAGTCAAAAACTTATGTATGGAATACAGCAGTGTATCTCAAAGGTGTATAAATCTCCCGTAAGAATGTACTATACTGCTCGCAAGCCAAAAGTAACTATCGAGGGAAGAATATGTAATCAGCATGATTCCTACTCTATTGCATGGCATATCGGACATAGAAAACAGGATAAAGCCTTTTATGAGGATGGATATGTATGGTTCCCGATAAAAGAGGTTATTAAACTAAGAAAGAGAGCCACGGTTTATAACATGGAAGTGGAGGACGCACACTCATACACTGCTAATGGAGCTATTGTGCATAACTGCCAGTCGATTTCTTCTGCCGGTAAGCAGGCAGGTTTTGAGGAGGGTAGTGGCACACGCTCAGCTCTCCTTTGGGAATGTAAGAAAGCGATTGCCATAAAGCACCCGAAATATCTTCTCATGGAGAACGTCAAGGCTATTACGCAGAAGAAGTTTATGCCTTTCTTTGTGGCGTGGCAGACGTGGCTCGAAGAGCAAGGATATAAGAATTTTTGGCAGATTCTAAACGCCAAGAATTATGGCGTACCGCAAAACAGAGAACGCTGTTTTATGGTGAGTATTCTGGATAAGAATGCGCATTATGAGTTTCCGAAGCCTTTTGAGCTTGAAAAGCGATTGAAGGATGTGTTGGAGGAAGAGGTGGATGAGGGTTATTACCTAAAACCGCAGCAGGTGGAAAGAATCGTAGCGCATTGTGACCGCAAGGTGGCAGAAGGTTGCGGTTTTAAGACGAATTTCACCCCCCCCCAAGGCATTAGCGGAGCCATTAAGACAAAAGAAGGTTCGCGAGAGTACGACACTTACGTCAAGCTCGAATGTGAAGGTGGTAGTGAGGGTGAACGGCTCACAGGACGGGAAGGTAATATCTCCACAGGAAATAGCACCGACACACACGAGCGGACACTACAACTATCCGAAGGTAATTCTGCCCCCCCCCCCGAAATACGGAAACAGCAGACTGAACAAAATGATTGAAGATGGTAAGATTGATAGAAGCAAGACGGAATATGTTGATGCGTACAATCAAAAATCTCGTAGCGATGTTAGCGGAACAATATGCGCTCGGATAGATGCGAGTTCGTTATGGTTTATAAGTGAAAAAGGCAAAGAATAATACGTATAAGAGAAGTATGAACGAACAAACGAAAAGTAACGGGACGTACAACCCGGAAGAATACAGAATCCGCAAACTAACACCCAGAGAGTGTTTTCGCCTTATGGATGTAAGGGATGAGGATATAGACAAGATACAGGCGGCAGGGATAAGTAAGGGCCAGCAATATAAGATGGCCGGCAATTCTATTGTTGTTAGCTGTATGTTCTATATTTTTGAGAACTTATTTATAAACACGGAGAGTACGTCTCCAGTGCAACTTGATTTATTTGATAACTTATAAAAAATAAGATTTATGGAAGAGACTACAGGAACTTATTTGTGTACGATTTCGCACAAAGAACAGAAAGAGAATGGTGACAGATTGAAGGTTACAGAGCAGTACTTGGTGTACGCCGTCAGTTGTGGCGATGCGGAAACGACCGCATTAAAGGAGGTAGCCGGACTTTTTGAAGATGTCGAGAGTAAATCCTCTAAGAAGATTCGTCTTTCGGAGGTTATCGGGACGGTGCAGGTTGCAGATGCGGAGTTTTACTATATGGTAAAGGTGCAGATGATTACGATTGACGAGAGTTCTTCGCGTGAAAAGCGTAAGATGTGTCCGATGTTGGTAGTCGGGATGAGTTTGGCCGATGCGGTGCGTAAGGTGCATGATTTTATGCGCACATCCATGAGTGATTACGAAGTCATAAGTGTCGCAAAGACAAAGATTTATAGTGTACTTGACTCCAAAAAGGCGAAATAACAAACATTTTTCTAAAATATATTTTGTAGAATACAAATTTTTCCGTATTTTTGCAGAGTAAATATATAAATAATTTGATATATGAGCATTTTTAATTCTTTGAGCGGTAGTATCAATCTGCTATCTATTCCCGGAGCGCAGTTGGAGAATACAGCAAACGGTTTAGCCGTAGTGATTCCTGCTTCACAAGCAGACTTACAGATGGTGACATTAAAGAGTGGCGCACAGGCGGCGTATTTGAACTTGACATTGTGGACGAAGCGCAATGTAGACCAGAGAGGACTGGATGAGTATGGTATGTCTCACGACATCGTGCTTTCTTACTCCAAGGAGAGAAAGGCGGCACTGCCGCAGGGTACTTTTGCGCCTACATTGGGTAGAGCCAAACCGATTGTAAGACGTGACGCTATGAACCACCCACAGGTGGGTGTTCCGCAGAATGCGCAGCCGGTACAGCCGACATACAAGGATAATGGCACGGATGTTCCGTTTTAATTGAAAGATTTAAGTCATGAAAAGAGAAACCTTAAAAGTACGCATTAAGCGATTGTCGGAGAATGCGGTAATGCCAAAGTATGCAAAGCCGGGGGACGCAGGCATGGACTTGGTGGCTACCTCTCGCTCGTTTGACGAGACGGGTAACGTGGTTTATGGAACAGGACTTGCCTTTGAGATACCCGAAGGATATGTAGGATTGATATTTCCTCGCTCCTCTTTGTCAAAGTATGACATTGCACTATCCAATCATGTAGCCGTTATTGATAGCGGATATAGAGGCGAGGTGGTAATGAAGTTCAAGCCGACATCTACTATCTGGAAGAATATGGGTGGAACGAATGCGCACTATAATGTGGGCGATAGAATCTGTCAGATAATCATTGTACCATATCCTGCCGTTGAGTTTGAGGAAGCGGATGAGTTGTCTGAAACCGAGCGTGGCGCAGGTGGCTATGGTAGTACCGGAAAGTAACTAATCAACAAAATAAAGATAGGTATGAAAAGTATAATCTTAAAGAAGCTACGGTTGGAGAATTTCAAGGCGATGAGTTTTGAGATGGATTTCAACGAAGAAGGAAAGACGATTATCCGTGGTGAAAACAAGACGGGTAAGAGCCATGTTTTGGACGCTTATTGTTGGCTATTGACAGGTGTGGATAAAGAAGGACGTTTTAATTACGACCTGTACGATTCCAATCTTGAAATGACCGCCGACAATGCTATTCCGGCTATCGTGACGGGAACTTTTTTGATAGACGGTCGCGAGGTTGAGCTTCAACGATTTGCGCAGCAGAAGTGGACGAGAAAGCGCAATAGTTCGGAGTACACGAAGGACAAGTCAGATACGTATAAATTCTTTGTGGACGGCTTGGAAGTCACTGCCAACGATTATAAAGTGCGTGTTTCGGAGATGTTTTGTCCGCTGGATAAGTTGCGCTTTATTACCAATATTCGTTCGGCTCACGCTATGGACTGGAAGGAGTTGCGCAGACATTTCTCCGACATGGTAGGTGAGATTAAGGATGAGGACTTACACGGTGATTACACGGCGATTGAGTCTTTGTTGGCGAAATGCGGAAACACCGACAGCGTAAAAGAAAAGCTCAATCAAGAGCTGAAACCTTTGAAGAAGGAGGTGGAAGAGTTGGACGCGGATAAAAAGGCGCAGACAAAACTTTTACCGGACATCTCTCCTTGCGAGGAATCCCGTCAGAAGATTTCGGAGGCAGAAGCACGTATCAAGGAGATTGACGATGAGATTATCGGCTTTGGTGAAAAGAACCGGCCTTTAAAGAATAAACGCGAGACCGAGCTCTTGGCAATTGACGAAAAGAAGATGGAGCTTAAAGCCAAGCGTAAGGCGTTCGATGAGGAACAGGACAACGCCATCCGCGAGCTGAAACAAAAATACATGGAGGCTAAATCAAAAGCCGACAATGTGAAGTTTCAGAACAATACGATAAAAGACGATATTGCTGCCATCGACCGGGATATTGTAGCCGTACAGAACGACCTAAAATCGGTGGAGGATAGATACAACGCCTTAAAGACGGAGAATGCCACAATAAAAGCTCGTGAGTTTAACGATAATCAGACCTGTTCTACCTGCGGACAAGTCCTGCCACACGACATGATAGACGATTTGCGAATAAAGTTCTACGAGCAAAAAGAGGCAGATCATAAAGCGTGCGTAGAAAAGGGCAAGCAGGCAGCGGCACAGAAAGAAGAGCGCACCCAACGTTTAAAAGAGCTGGAGGAGAAGAAAGCTTCTATTAAGGCGCAGGAAGTCCCATCTTTTGAAGAGGAGAAAAAAGCGTATGAGGATGCAAGGGAAGGTAAACGTATGTTTGACGATACGGAGGAGTTTAAATCGCTCACAGAGGAAATTAGCCGCATGGAGGAGAGTCTTACGGTTGTTCCGGAGAGTGATACGTCCGAATTGCAGGCTAAAAAGGATGCACTTTTGCAAACCATCAAAGATTTGTCGGTTATTGTGGCTCGCGAAGAAGCGTATGCTCGCGGACAAAAGAGAATCGAGGAGATTGAAGAGAAGAAGCGACAGGTGGGCGTTGAAATGGCTCACTTGGAAGGTCTCTTAGACACTGCCATACGCCGTGAAAGAGAGTGGGCGGATATTGTTCGCACGAGAGCCAACAAGTACTTTAATTATTGTCACATTGAAATGACGGAAATTTCAAAGGCAGGTGAGATAAACGACATCTGCACGGTGACGGTTGGAGGTGTAGACTTTAAAACCACCAATACGGCAAGCAGTGTGCTTGCAGGCGTGGATATTGCTAACGCATTTATGGCTTGTTACGATGTAGCAATGCCTACCGTAATGGATAATGCCGAGCAGATTACGGACAACAATTTGCCGACAGTTAGCGGCCAGCTCGTGGCGATGTATGTAGATAAGGACTACCCCGTATTGACGAAGGTAAACTAAAATTTTGGCTATTATGGACTTCTTTTCGGTTGTTAATCTCTCAAAGATAAACGGGTCTTTTATCGAGCGCAGGGTGTTGGGTGGTAAGGAGACCAATGTCCTTGTTATCCCTTGCAATAACGGACAGGTGTTTCGTAGCCGCAAGGGGGATATTACGATACGTTATTTTGTGAGAGAAAACGACCGGATGGAAGCCAATGGTTGTACGCACAAGATGAATATTGCGTGGATGAGTAAGGATTATCGCAGTACGCTGGATGCAGAGACAAGAGAGAATGCAAAGGACGCAGGTAAGCTATCTCCCTGTCTTAACAACAATGGATATGAGATAAACTATGACAATTCCGCTGCAACACCCATCTACGCCAAAGGAGCCATCTGTTTGGATGAATTGGAGGCGCGTCACATACATATTAATTGCAAGACCGGACAGAAATCCGTTCAGTGTGCTTTTCGCAACCTAAACAGCGATGGAACGCCTATCTTCTTGGTCGGGAAGATATATCTTAACGAGATATTCCAAGAGGATGTGACGGTGAATCCCATTACGGGTAAGCGAAACATTTTTTGTGTGTTAAAGAAGAAGGAGTTTATGGATAAGACAAGAAACACGCACCATCTTGTTATCTTAAAACCTCGCGGTGGCGAGATTGAGATTGGTGTCTTTCAAGAGTACCGCCAGAGTACGGAAGCGCAAAAGCGTATTGCAGAAATTGAAGAAACGATTAAAAGAGAATCTACCCTTAACGATGATGCGAGTGTGGAAGAAGATAGACCTCCTTTGCAGATTGACGGGTACAAGTTATAATATTATACATAGTTTATTGTTTTATTTTTCTTTAGGTGGTGTAGTTCGTGAGAATAACACTACTTTTTTCAAAAATATGTTATAAAACATATCAAAATACTTGCAGTATCAAAATTTTGGTAGTATCTTTGCAACCGAAAACAAAACGATATATGTGCCACCGCTACGGCACGAGACTTTTTTAGATATAAAGAAAAGAGTAATCGCTTTGGAGGTAAAAGAGTAGCGGCTTTCTTCCTTAGCGGTTATCTTTGACCTAAAATAACGGTAAAAATGAACAATGAAGTAAATGTGTATTTCCCGGAGTTCTTTCCGGTGGATGAGACCTTTAAGAGTGAAACCTTTAAAAAATAAGAAGCAAAAGAAATGGAAATCAGAGTAACGAAACTAACGGATGAAGTTTTGCTGCATAAAGCAAACAAAATGACTACCGGTAAGGAGAGCCGGATGTCGCTGCGTGCCTGCTACAAAGCAGGACATTCCAACCAGAGGACACAAATATTTTGGATAGAGTTCTTTAATATTCCGTCCTTTGTCATAGGACATCTTGTACGTCACGTCCACGCGCAACCTTTTGTTCAATCGTTTAGGACAGACAGAGGTGGCTTGGATTTTACGAAAGACTGCGAGGATATGGTAGAGCAGATAGAGGCTTGCGCTTACGGGCAAGAAAACGATGCGCCGGAGTATATGCTCGAAAGAGCTACCGATACCTTGGAAGATGTGTCTACCTTTATAAAGGAGGCTCCCGTAAAGTACGGGCGCATGACTCCTCAAAGTATGGGATTATTACTCAATGCCGAAGAGATTATCAACATCAGCAAGCTGCGTCTATGTAGCAAAGCCTCAAAGGAGACTCGTGATGTATGGCAGGCGGTGAAATGGCAGGTGGCAAAAGTAGATCCGGCTTTGGCTTTTATGATGGTGCCGCAGTGTATATATCGTAGTGGTATCTGCCCGGAAATGAAGAGTTGCCGTTTCTGCGATAGTGAAAGAGGAAAGAAAATTTTGTCGGACTATAAAGAATTATTTGAAAAATGAGTATTACAACAATATGCAGCATTGTGCAGTTCCTGTGTGTGTGCGTTTGTTTTTACTGCAATTATCGGCAGCACAATATTATAAAAGAACTGACGGAAGAAGCTAAGAGACGTAAGCTGATACACGATGTTACGATGCAGGAATCTCAAAAACAGAAAGATTACATTGACAAGTTGGAGAACGAAATCTCTTATCTAAACATGACCTTCAATATGTTGGAGCGTCACGGATTCAAGTGTTTTACGCTTGATGGAGACGATGATAGTACCTCTATTAGTGTGTACGGATGTACCGATACGCTACACAGAAGAAGATTGTTGATAAAGACCTTCTCGTCAGAGGATAGCGAGTATAATTACAACTGCGCACGTGAACTTTTGGATTATCTGGAAAAAGAAAACTAATACGATATGTGGATATTTGGAGATTTATTTGAAAGTCGCGAGGATGAACTTATTAGGACTATCAAAGATAGTTTTGATATTACGGCACGGGGTGGTAGTATATACCTAACCTGTCAAGGAGTGGCTTACAAGGAACTACCCGGCGAGATGAGTTCCGATGAGATTTTAAAGGAGTTGAACAATGCCCGGAATGCGGCTTTAAAGTTTATAGGCAAGAATGAAAAAGTATAGTGACGAAGAAGTGGAAGTAGCTCTCGAAAAGGTACTGGATAAGTTTGATATAAACGCCGGACTGTTCATGTTTGAAGCTCCGGATAAGGATTCTGTTTGCGTGTTGGCAGATGGCGAGAATGATAAGATTGCCCGTTGTATATATACGGTTATGGAGAATAATCATAAGATTGGTTCCTTACTTATTATGACGGTTCTTCGATTTATGGCCGAACATAAGATGGCTGAATTGGCTGTCAAGGACAAGAAGAAAGATAACGAATGGTTTAACAACGAAGATAATATTGCAGAAGCATGATGGACAATAAAGAATTACGATTAAAGATTGCCGAGGCTAATAACTGGGATATAGCAAAGGCGATGGAAATTTACGCGTTTGTAAATGGAGGTGAAGCGGTAAGCGGTAACGGCTTGCAGATTGAGTTATTCAAGACGGATAAAGGCATTGCGATAAAGAGCAATCTTTGCCCTACGTTTGTTGTTTCGCTGCACGATGCAACGGAAGAACCGGTAGAGCTATGTAGCGAAGGCACGAAGAACAACAAGTACTACGAGCGAGAAGTAGACGCTATCTTTGACTACGATGGCAAGAGTAATACCGCTGCGCTACCGTTAAACGAGGAGATTAAGCTAAAGGATGAAGAATACATCCCATCCGCGGGGCAACTCGTGTTGATGTGTAAAGTGAAAGACGAGCTTAACCGTATGCTTACAAAGTGTGGAGGAGATACGTTGAAGGACGATTGCTATTGGAGTAGTACCGAGCTCAGTGGCTCGTGCGCTTGGTACGTTACCCTGTCCAGTGGCTATGTGAACCGCTGGAACACTAAGGCCTCGTTTCAGGCCAGGGTGCGTCCGGTGTCCGCATTTGGCCTTTAGTCTTCGGTCTTTATTAGGTGGCTCTTTGCGAGCCGCCGTAACTTAAAAAAACAAGTATATGGAACAGAAAAATTTAGTACAAGAATTGTCGGACTTATTTAAGAAGTATGGCGTAGATAGATTCTATTTATTCCTGCACGGGAATGACGAAACGGAGTGTGTTTTTCGCTCAAAGGACGAAAAGGTCTTTGATACCGTTGCAGCATTGATAGACGATGAGTTTGTAGAGAAGTCGATAACACATAAGACGTTGAAGGGATGAGTGTAATAGAAGTATTTTTATCTTGTGCAGGCCTTATGTTTCTTGGTCTATTCGGCGCGATAGGTTTTCTGGCGATGTACGAATACATGGAAGGACGCATTAGAATACACAAGTATTCCCGTGACAAAATCCCGGTATGGATTACAGCAGAAGTAAACGAAAAGACCTGCAAGGAGCTGAACGGCCGTTGGTTGCTTTTCAGAAAGTCTACGAATAGCGGATGGTACTCTCACGGCTATGTGTATGGAGTGTTTTATATTGTGCATTCAACCAATGGCAAGAAGGTTCGGATAGAGGACGGCAAGGATAACGTCTTGCTTACTCTTCTCCCCGGAGATAAGTTTCAATATGTTGAAGTCGATAAATTTACGGAAAGATGAAAACAAGATTTGATGTAGGCGATAGGGTGTGTTGGATGTGTTGGAACAAAATCACTACCGGCGTGATAGATGCTATATCAACGGAAGGTAAGGATATAGTATATCACGTGAGCCAGTTTCGTATGTACGAGAAAGAACTTTTTGCTACTTACGATGAGTTGCTTGACGATTTAAAGGAAACCATCGTAAAGATATTGCCGAAAAAATGAAACTAACAAACAAAGAACGGAATGAAATCAAGCAGTCGGCTCGTGACGCAGTGATGAAGGCTTACAGGATGGCTCTCGACCACGTGACGGAATATGAGCGGACGTATCTTGAAGAGATGAAAAAGAACATTGATTATAGACTAAATCAGATATACGAAAATGAAAGAAATAACAATAAAAGAAATGCTGAATGATAGCGAGATACCCGACAGTTATAAGTTGGGTGGTAGGCTTGATGAGCGATTTTTGGCAGGCGTTGAGTATGCCGAACAGAAGATAATGGAACAGATTACCTCTTCGCGTGGAGTGTGGATGGTAAGACAGCCACAGCCGTTGAGAAACCAAATTGATATGTTTGAGTACAAGCCAACAAAGGACGAGATGGACGGATGTTGGGTGGATGGTAGCATTGGGTTGGGTATTTTAAACAGCAGCAGCCCTATATTTTCAGAAGTGTGTGACGAGCCCAAGAAGTTTTATCTTGTAACATTGGATTGATATGGAAGTAGACAGAAGCAAGCTAAGAGATATGGTAGCAGGATTCCACACCAATACGGACGCAGAAAAAGCTGCGTTTATTGACGGTTGGAATATGGCAGACAATAACCCCGATTGGCGAGATGTAAGAAAAGAGCTTCCAACAGAGGATGGCGAATATCTTGCGTACCTTTCCGACATAAGAGAATACACAATTTTGCGGTTCAAGAAGCAGGAAGGCGCATTCTTTATTATATTTATGGACGAAGCTGGTGAAACATTGTTTGGCATTGACGATGTAGAGCAACAGAATGTTACGTTATGGATGCCTCTCCCCGAAATCCCAATTCCATCAACAGCGGATTGATATGGACGGATATACTCTCAATAGAATTGCTGCGAAGTACGCTTGTAAAGCCGAATGTACGCTATACTCGAAAGTAAAACGTATCAAGACTTATATGCGGACGACCGTTTACGAAACTACGCTGTACTACGATGCGGATTGTACGGAGGTTGCTTATACGATAGTAAGAAGCAGCTCACGACCCATGAAGAGTGGCGTATTCAAGATTGAGAACCCTTACAGAAAATTCAAGAAGTTCGTCTATGTTGTATGCGTTGATAATGGCGTAAGACGTGGCGAAGTGATAGGAGTTAAATATAAATATAATTACGAGAAATGATACAGACAGCAACAACGATTGAGCAGTCTAAGAGATTGCTTGATGCAGGTATTCCGAGTTACACTGCGGATATGTGCTACATTTTTACAGCCGATGATGGCAACCAGTGTTCGTATGAAGAAGCGGAACAGTATAAGGAAGAAGGTGGCGATTATGATGTGTCACTAAGATTAAAGAGTGACGGATATTTTGACCACAGCTACGAGAGTGATTGTCCTGCATGGAGTTTGATGGCGTTACTGGACTATATGCCGATACGATACAAGCTAATTGACGTAAGGGGGTATATGCTCACCTTGTATCTTCCGCTCGATAAAGGCGAAGGAGGACAAGAAGTGGTAACATTCATGGGCGAGAACGATTTGTTCGGCTTGCTCGTGAAGGCTCTCATTTGGTGTAAAAAACGAGATTACAAATTTAAGGATTAAGGATATGAGAAAAAGTGAATACAAGGCAGGAGCATTTCTTGTCGATGGTAGTGGTCACGTTTTTATCCATGACGGATATATTGGAGGTGATGGCTACGGAGTATTGATTGGTGAAACTTGCGATGGTAAGATAGAGCGAGCCAGTGACTTTGGAAACTTTTGTAAAGGTTCAGTCCGTGGTGAAGCCTCGGAAGAGGAAGCTCGCAAGTTTATGATTAGAGTAATGAATGTTGAACGAATAAATCATTATTGATATGGACGATGATTTTTGGAAGATAAAGAGTGGCGAAATAAATGTGGAGGTATCTGATGAACCTTACAAGTATGCTAAGCCTGCGGAAGGAAAAATTTGCAGTGCAGCTGAGATTCTAAACGTAGACGTTGCCAAGGGTTTGACAGGTCGCGAAAGAGAAGTACGACTTGCTGCGGTTGATTTGACTGCATTGGACGATTCTGGTGTGGACGCATTCGAGAAGGGTGTGAAATGGTCAGAGGAACATCCGCATTGGATAAGTTTTAAGGATAGACTGCCGGAAGTAGGAGAGTACGTTCTTATTGCTGCTGCGTCACGATATGGATATACCGCCATGGGTATTGATAAAAGAGAAATAGACGATTACGGCGTAATTGCGTGGAACAATAAAGCTGTATTTTCACACTGTACTCACTGGATGAAGCTCCCGAATGCGCCGAAAGTTGAGGAAGGAGGTGACAAATGAGTGAGTTGTATTGGATTACAAGACTTGATGCGATATGCGGAGTATTTATCGCATTAATGCTTCTTTCCGTTGCACCTTTAATGGCCGGTTTTATTACCGGGTATTCATTAGACCCCGACGATGGTGAAGAAGAAAGGAGAAAAGGAAAAAGAATGTTCAGAGTTGCATTTGCTGTACTCGCATTGAGCGCAATCTGTTTCATTCTTACTCCTGACTCCAAGCAGGCTTTTATCATTTACGGAGTAGGCGGCACGATAGACTACGTGAAGAGCAACGATAAAGCAAAGCAAATACCCGATAAGGTGATTTACGCGCTGGATAAGTATTTGGATTCGATTAATGAAGGAGGTGACAAATGAGACAAATAATGTTTAGGGGCAAGCGATGCGACACCAACGAATGGACGTATGGAGGATATGTTGAATCCAAAGAAGGCGAGTGCTTTATAGTATCTCAAATGAGCGACATAGACAAATCCGAATACGGCAGGCGATTCTACACCAACAAGGTGCGAAAAGCAACAGTTGGTCAGTTCACCGGAATAAAAGACTACTGCGGAACGCCTATATATGAGTATGATGTTGTCGAAATACTCCCTTTCAGCAAGTCTTTTGGCGTGATAATCTTCGATATGGATAGCATGGCATTTGTGATTGATTGGGTTAGAGAAAAGCGCAGAGAATATCTTTCACGCGAGCTTGTGTCAAAATGGGATTTATGGGTTGCAGATAATGTATCGGACATGAATGACAGAGGGGAGGAAATAAAATGATGATAGGATGTTTTTGTGCGTTTGTTGCGCTGTTTACGGCAGTCTGCTGTTATTTATGGCACAGGTGGAAGGTAAGCGTTTACAAGTCCACCATCCGCCAGTATCAAGCGGAGATTCGCAAAGTAGAGAAGGACTTGGAATACTTTGAGAAGTGGCAGGACGAGAACAGTCACGCCGCAAGAGTTGGGCGCGATTTTTGCAGCGGTATTTATAGACCGATTGGGTTTGAGCGAAAGGTTGAAGATGTATTTCCTAACGGGATTGTTGTAAATGCAGTATTCAACAATGGCGTAAAAGTGTGTATAAAGCGATACAAGTGCTTAGAAGATATGTGGAAGGTTGAACAATTATTAAAGATGTTAGGTGATGAAAGATGAAGATTTTAAGAAAGCGATTGAGCTGAATAATCGGCTTGAGGGGCTGAATGAAGCGAAGATAGAAATCGGGGATATGTGCAGCCATCGTCTTTTGTATATTGCCAAAGATAATCTTGTGTCTTGGTTGGATAGACCTATATGGAAGCTCAACCCTATTTGCCACATACTGAAAAGACACGATGAGCAGATACGCAAAGAAATAGACGAAGAAATTCAGAAAATTCGCAAACAGATTGAAGAGTTATGGAACGAATAATTTATTATGGCACGAGTGGATGTGCAGGACATTACGCTATGACTATCAAAGGTTGTTGTAGCGAGCAGGAAAAAGACCAAATCGCACGAATTACTGACAGCGAGTTTGTTCACGATTTTGTGGAGCGCAATTGGTTGCACGAACACTGCCCGGTATTATTACATACTAACAATTACAGCATATATGCTATCCCGTTCAGTGTAGACGATAATAGGGGAGCTTGTATAACGGCACTTATTACAGACTTTGATACTCGCCTTACCGAGTCCGATTTTGCGATTGAAATTGAAAAGAACGAGTTTTTAAAAAAGCAATTTGCATGGCAGAAGCAGTAGCAATAATAGACGAAATCCCAACCGGATTAGTCCATGTACAAGAGCAAAAATGGCACAACACGACAAGAGTTCTCTTGTTTGACGGTGTAGCCAGTGTACAGATGGAATTATACGATGAAGAGCAAAAATGGGGCGGTACGGCTTTTATTTATGCGCTTTGGGTGAATAAAGATTTCCGTAGGCAAGGACGAGCAAAGAAACTCCTTGATATTGCGGAGAGTATTATTAAACAGCGAGGTCACAAGTCCGCTATCTTAGAATGGGATAAACGTGATACTCCCTACGAGGTGCTTGACTATTATGTAAGCCGTGGATATAACGAATTTGAGTTTGGTAATTTTAGTAGTGTACTTAAAAAGGATTTATAGAAATGAAAGTAAAGACAAATTTAGGCTGGGGCGTTGTTACTCGCATGGATATTTGTGTCGATGGGGTAGTTGTCGTGATGGACGAAACGCAAGCCGACATAGACCGACAGGTAAAAGACGTTGATGAACAGATTGTAAACATCGCACTGCCGAGAAAAAAGAACAGCATAGATGATTTGCGCTACGATGCAGCCAAGTCTATCCTGCTCGCTAAAATCAATAGCGGATGCAGCTGGACGATGGTAGAGGTGGTATCAATGGCAGATGAACTGGTAAGTAAACTAAGTGCGTATGAGAACGACAAGCATTAATGAAAGCAAGCGTTTAACGGAAGCCGGACTTATTACGGCAACCAGTAATTACATCCGCATAGTAGACGGAAGAGAATATCCCATTTGGACATTTGAAAACTTGTTGGAGCTTCTCCCCAATGTGTTGAAGTTTGGAGATAATTCATACTATCTAACATTCAGTGCAGATGATACATCGTGGAATGTTGGATATAAAAATGATTCGGGTACGGAGTTGGTGTCAAAAAATAGCGACACCGATTTGACCGGAGCTTTGGTGGATCTCTTCGAGAGTTTACTTTGCGGTAAGATTATTGATTATTATAGCGATAAAGGAACAATTCGATACAAATAGAAAACAGAATAGTTATGATTAAAGTACAAGACCTTAGAATTGGAGATATGGTGCAGCCTCATTCTACCAACGGAGCTATTCTCCCGGTAATGAGAGTTGTCTCCCTGCATGAGTGCGGAACGGTTGAGTGTGTGATTGACGATGAGCAAGGCGATCCGTTTGATTTTGAAGAAAAGGATTTGACCTATCCGCGTAAGCGAGTGAAATACTATTTCTTTGTTACATCCGAAGGAACGGTTGAATCCTGCTTGGATAATGTGAACGGCTCTATGCACAATAAACGCTACGAAATCGGCAATTATTACGTAACGGAGGAAGATGCGTTAAACAGTGAACGATACCGCGTTATGAACACGTTTGACGAGCCTAAAGACGCATGAAGAGCTAATAAACTACTCTCTCCAATTGGTTGGTAGTTTTAAAATATTTATCGGTCAAAGGTTGCAAGGATATTATAAAAATCGTATCTTTGCAACCTGACTTTAAGATGTCGAGAAGAAGTATGACTGAACAACAGATAGAAGGTCTGCGACAATGGTACGATGTAATGAAGAACAACTGCGAGCTTGTCGAATTGCGTCTTATGGACGGAAAGAAGATATACTCCGGCTACTTTACGGACATTGATACGATTGTCAGAGAGCTTGCCAAATACCCTCAATGCAATTGCTATTATACGCTAAATGGCATTGATAAGGCTTTATATTCGAGAAAGCAGAAAGACCACTTTGAAATGAATGCGGTCACTACTGCAGATAAGGATATAGTGAGCCTTGATTGGATATTGATAGACTGCGATTGCGAGAAACCGACAGGCGTTATGTCTACCGATGAGGAGTTGGAATACGCAAAGAAGAAAGCCAACGCTATTTATGCCTATCTTAGAAATGAGAATTTTGAAAGACCCATCGTAGGTGTGAGTGGTAGTGGCGTACACATGCTGTACCGCATACAGATGAAGAATACCGAAGAAAGGCACAAGCTGATAAAGAGTTTCTTGGACGCATTAGGATTGATGTTTTCCGACGAAAGAGTAAAGATAGATTCTACCGTAGGTAATCCTGCTCGTATCTCTCGCCTCTTCTATACGGTAAACATGAAGGGTTCAAATACACAGGAGAGACCTTGGCGCATGGCTCATTTTGTAAGCGTACCGGACGAGATAAAGCCGACCAGCTATGTCTACATAGAGCGTGTAGCGAAGATAGCGGAGCCGGAGATAGAGAAGCCAAGTCGTGAGAATCACTACCGCTCATCCGATAGTTTTAACTTGGAAGAGTTTTTGGTAAAGTACAATATAGAGTACACAAAGAAGGTAGAAACAAATGACTATATTAAGTACGTTCTAAAAGAGTGCGTCTTTAATCCGGAGCACAAAGCTCCCGATGCGGCAGTTTTTGACTTTAAAGGGAAGGGGTTCCAGTACGTGTGTCTACACAATTCCGACCGACATTTTACCTTTAAAGATTTTCGTCTAAAATTTGACCCGGACGCATACTCAAAAGATACGTATGCTGAGTTTGTGCATAAGAGCAACTACTACGGCATGAAACGGGAGTTTGTTCCGGAATCCGTAACAAAGGAGAAGGGCAATCCGTGGAAGAAGATGTCGGAGATTAGAAAGACGGAGCTTTCGGCAGACGATTATATAGCCACGGGAATACCGACCATCGACAATCTGATAATAGGAGCTAAGAGGGGGCACGTGACCGTCTTGACCGGAAGAAGAGGATGTGCTAAGTCTACTCTTATGAACGAGATTATCCTAAACGCCGCACAAAGAGGATATAAGATTGGATATTGGAGCGGTGAGATGTCGGAAAGCGAGTTAAAAACATGGCTAACACTACAAGCTGCAGGAAAACAGTTTAACCTACAGAGCAAGTTTAACAACTACTACTACACACCGAACACGATAAGCGAAAAGATAGACCCGTGGCTGGATGAGTACCTACGCATTTATAGCGATAATTACAGCCAGATATACTTGGATATTGAAGAGCGAATAAAAGAATTGATACAACAATGGGGATTGGATATTGCCGTATTTGACAATCTGATGTCTATGTCTATTGAAGAACTGGGCGCAAGGGATGAGTGGCAAAACCAAAAGATACTTTTGCAAAAACTCACGCAACTTGCCAAGCGGTACAACATCCATGTATATTTGGTTGCTCATCCGAACAAACAGCGTGAATGGCTGGATGTAGAATCTATTAGCGGTAGCGGTGATATTTCAAACTATGCGCAGAACGTCTGGCTTGTCAGTAGAATCTATAAGGATAAGTTTGAACAGCAGGCAAAAAACACTTATCCACAAGCGACCATACAGGATATTCTAAACAGCGAAGCGACAAACATCCTTGAAATCGGAAAGTGTCGTGACAAAGGTGCTGCCGTAGGTAAGATAGTAAAGTTTTGGTTTGAGATGGAGAGCAATCGTTTAAAGAGCGACCCATACGAAGTGATAAACTACAACTGGCAGGTGAGCGAGAAACAAATGACGATGCAAGGTATTGCTTCGAGCTACGAGGTATCGGAGGGAAGTTCCGCTTTTTGTATTACCCCGGATATGCCGTTTGCGCCACCGCAGCCGGAAGTTGAGAATAATTGTCCTTTTTAAAAAAACGAGAAGTGTATGATAGATTTAAGGCGTGGTGATTGCTTTGAAATATTACCCACAATAGAAGATAAAAGTGTAGACCTAATACTAACCGACCTACCCTACGAAGTGCTTAATAAAGCGAACGAAAACGCCACGTGGGATAAGATGTTACCGCTCGATAAACTATGGGTGGAGTTTAAGCGAGTAATTAAATCCGGTGGGGCGATTTTACTATTTTCGCAGGGGATGTTTACGGCAAAGCTCATGATGAGCAATCCTACATGGTGGCGATACAACCTTATATGGGATAAGGTAGCTTCTACCGGCTTCTTAAACGCAAATCGTATGCCCTTGCGCCGACACGAAGATATTTGCGTGTTCTACGACAAGCTGCCGACCTATAATCCGCAAATGGAGAAATGCGAACCACACAAAAGAAATCACAGTAAGGGAAACAATCATAAGCCGAGTTTAAATTCCTGTTACGGCAGCTTTGTTGAAACGCCTACTATTATATCCGATGAGAAATTTCCGACAAGTATAATATCTATCTCAAAAGAGCATAAGAACGGGAACTTTTACCATCCTACGCAAAAAGCAGTACCTTTGTTGGAATATCTTATAAAGACCTATTCAAACGAAGGTGATACGGTTCTTGATGCGACAATGGGTAGTGGCAGTACGATGGTGGCTTGCTTGAACACCAACCGTAGCGGCATTGGGATAGAGTTGGAACAGAAGTTTTTTTTGCATTGCAGAGAAAAGAGTAAAAGAAGCTGCAAGAGACAAGGAAAGTAGATTTTTTTAGTTTTATGTTGTATAACATATAAAAATACTTGCATAGTAAGAAAAAAGGCTGTAACTTTGCAGCGTTGATTAAAGACGAATACCGCGACATTCGCCGAACAAGAAGAAAAAGTTTTAAAAGAAGTCTCCATTGTTGATGCGTCGCGGCTCACATTGGAGGCTTTTTAAATAAAAAAAAGATATGGCTAACGAAAACAGCAATCTACCTGCTTTGGCAGCAACACTTAAAACGCCGAAGGTAGTTCAAAAATTTCAAGAGATGTTGGGTAAGCGTGCCCCTCAATTCATTACAAGTATTACGAGCGTTGTAAACAGCAGCGCAATTTTGCAGAAAGCGGATGTAAACTCCATTATTATGGGTGCCGCCATTGCCGCAGCTATGGATATGCCACTTAATGCCAACTTAGGTTATGCGGCATTGGTTCCATTTAATTCAAAAGATGGCTGTCACGCACAATTACAGATTATGGTGCGCGGATGGACGGAGTTGTTCTTACGCAGTGGTCAGTGCCAGCAGGTAATCAACGAGATTGTGTACGAGGGGCAGCTCATTAAGAAGAACAAGTTTACCGGAGAATATGTTTTTGATGAGGATGCGAAGAAGTCCGACAAGATGATAGGTGTCATGGCGTATTTTCGCTTGACAAACGGATTTGAGAAGGTGGAGTACATGAGCCGCGAGGAACTTGAAAAGCACGCCAAGAAGTATTCTCAAACCTACAAAAAAGGATATGGTCTTTGGGTGGATGATTTCGAGGCTATGGCAAAGAAAACCGTTCTAAAGCGATTGATTGTAAAGTGGGCACCAAAATCCATTGAGATGCAGCAGATGGTAACTTTCGACCAAGCCGTTGTGAAGGGCGATATTTCCAATCTTGACGAGGCGGCACCGGAATACATGGATAATGATTCATCCGTTGAGGTTGAACCGGTGCAGGAAGTAAATGTGGATGATATAAAGGAGGAAGTACCTGTTCAGAGGGTTGAAGCAAAGGTTGCTCCGCAACCTGCCGTAGCACAGGCTCTCGTAAGTCAAAAGAAAGCTCCTCAAAAGGCAGATGAGGTAGAAGAGTTCTAAATATCTAACTTTTTCTTGCCATGAGAGATTTTCTTGAGTTAATCATCGTTGCGCCATTTGCGATAATCGGTTGTGTGGTAGTACTACTCGCACTGCCCTTTATCGGCGCAGTGATATTTGTATGGTTATTTGTGCGCTATATGCGCGAAGAGTGGTAAAAACTATGAGTGACTGGACTGGCAATAGCCATAGTGCATTTGTGACGAACGGCGCAAGCAATCACGCCTCCGGGGAAAGAGCCGTTAGTGATTATTATGCTACTGACCCGAAAGCGGTTGATAGCTTGCTGGCTGTCTACCCACTAAAGGGGCGTGTATGGGAGTGCGCCTGCGGAGAAGGACATCTCGCCAAAAAGTTGGTAGAACGCGGCTTTGAAGTAGTTTCGTCCGATTTAGTGGATAGAGGTTATGGAGAAGGCGGCGTGAACTTTCTTTGCGAGCTTACAACGAGAGCTAAGAACATCGTAACAAATCCTCCGTACAAATATGCGGTGGACTTTGTAGAGCACGCACTAAGATTGCTACCGGAAGGTGGTGTATGTGCTATGTTTCTTAGGACGCTGTTTTTGGAGGGAAAGGGGCGCAGAGAGCGCATATTTGATATTACCCCCCCCATTATGTGTTCGTCTTTTCAGAGCGCGTTAAATGCGCTAAAAACGGCATATTTGACGGAGTGGCAGGTGTACAGAGTTATTCGTGGTTTGTTTGGGAAAAAGGATACAGCGGTGATACGATTGTAAGATGGATATGAGGATAGGCTTGGTTGATGTAGACGGAAAGGGTAGATTCCCTAACCTTGCACAAATGAAGATTGCAGCGTACCATAAGATGCGTGGTGATGTAGTAGAGTGGGCGGATCCTTTGTTTGGTGAATATGACAAGGTATATCAGAGTAAGGTGTTCAAGTTTTCGGAGGACTATCCGTATGACTTTCATTGCGAAGTCATAAAGGGTGGAACAGGGTATGATTACAAGACGCGCCTGCCACAAGAGATAGACGCTATGCAGCCGGACTATTCCATCTATCCGTATATCGACCGTAAAACAGCCTACGGATTTTTAACGCGCGGCTGTCCGAACAAATGTAAGTGGTGTATTGTTCCCCTAAAAGAGGGGGGGGGGTACAACCATATAGAGATGTGGACGAGATTGCAGTGGACGGAAGGACGCATTTAGTGCTTATGGATAATAACATCTTGGCAAGCGATTACGGACTCTCTCAAATCGAAAAGATTGCGGA